AGCTAATGCACATTCTTCTGGCGCAAAAGTATACGGATCTTATTTAGCAACAGCAGTTTCAACAACAGTAATAGTAGGTCCTAAAACATCACAAACAGAAACATTATATAATTCATTAACAGTTCCCTTAGTATCTAATGCTACAAGTACAGCAACAGGAGGCGGTTTTCAGTGTACAATTGGACCCGTTAATGATAGAGGTTAACTATTATGGCTGCATATACACTTTCAGATTTAGAAACTGACATTAGAAATTACACTGAAGTAGATAGTAATGTTTTTACTGGTGCTATTCTAGGTAGAATTATAGAAAATGCAGAATATAGAATTGCTTATGATCTTCCGATGGATTCTGATAGAAAACAAGCTCAAGCACAATTTGCAACTGATACTAATTCAATAAATATGCCAGCTGGATGTTTATTTGTAAGAGCTATTCAAGTATTTCCTTCTACGAGTGCAAGCACTGGCCAAGGCACATATTTGGAAAGACGAGATCAAACTTTCATACAAGAATATGTAGGGGAATTAACCGGAGACGAAGGATCTCAAACAGGTCAAGATACCACAGGATTACCTAAATACTATTCTATGTTCGGAGGAGCAACTGGAACTACTTCTAGTACTTCAGGAGGTATTTATATAGCTCCTACACCAGACGCTAATTATCAATATATTATTCATTATAACAAGATACCACCTGGTTTGGAGGACCAAACTTCTGGGACTTATGTCAGCAGATACTTTCCCCAAGGACTATTATATTGCTGTTTGTCGGAGGCATATTCTTATTTAAAAGGTCCAACTGATATGTTGACATTATACGACGGAAAGTATAAACAAGAACTACAAAAGTTTGCAGCAATGCAAATTGGGAGACGAAGACGAGATGATTATACAGACGGTACTATCCGTATACCAATCGAGTCGCCGCCTCAGTAATTAGGAGATAAACATTATGGCAATAACATCGGCAATTTGTAATAGCTTTAAACAAGAAATACTAGAAGCAGAACATAACTTCACAGCTTCTACAGGAAACACTTTTAATTTAGCTTTATACACAAGTTCAGCAACTTTAGGAGCGAGTACCACTGCGTACACATCTTCTGAAGAAATAACAAACACTTCAGGAACTTCTTATTCTGCTAAAGGACAAGCTCTAACAAGTGTTACACCAACATTAGATTCATCAACAGCAGTTTGTGATTTTGCAGATATATCTTGGTCATCAGCTTCATTTACCGCTAACGGATGTTTAATCTTTAATGATTCACATGCCACGGACGGATCGGTTTGTGCAGTAGCTTTTGGTGGAGATAAAACTGTATCTAGTGGAACTTTTACAATTCAGTTTCCTGCAGCAGCAGCAACTACAGCGATAATCCGGATAGCATAAGGAGGAACTCCTTATGGCATCAATTTGGGGTGGTGATAGTCCTTCAGTAGCCTGGGGACAGAACACCTGGCAATCTAATACTGTTGCACAATCATTAACAGCACCATCATCTTTAACTTCATCCATTGGATCAGTAGAAGCCTTTCCAGAACAAGGTTGGGGTTCGGACACATGGGGATTTGAAAACTGGGGTGAGAGTGCACTTGATATAAGTTTAACAGCACCTTCCGGTTTAACATCTTCAATAGGTTCTTTAACAGCTTTCAATGAAGAAGGTTGGGGCAGAACTACATATGGTAATGCGGGATGGGGAGTAACTTATTCCGTTGCATTATCTGGATTAGGTTTAACATCTTCACTTGGTTCAGCTGAAGTTGAACTTTTACAAATTCTTACAGCACCATCCGGTTTAACATCTTCTTTAGGCACACCCGTTACAGAAATTATAGTTCATATTAATACAGCTGGAATAGCTACAACATCTGTTGGAGCGTTAACAGAAGTTAGTGCTAATGCTGGTTGGGGTAGAGATAACTGGGGCCTTGAGCCATGGGGCGATACCCATGAACCAGTTATTACTTTAAGTGGACTTGGTTTAGCAACTTCTATCGGAGAAGTATCAGCATACAACGAGCAAGGTTGGGGCAGAGATCCTTGGGGTTATGAAAACTGGGGTGAATCTGCAATGACAGTTATTGTTGATGTTAGCTCTAGTGGAGTATCAACTACAAGTGTTGGAGCAATATCTCCAACTGAAATGTCTGTTGGATTAAGTGGTCAAAGTATTACATCATCAGTAGGAACACCAGGTTTAGCATACGGTGCAAGTACGGAACCAATATCAGGAATAGCAGCAACTTCTTCTGTTGGCGCATTGGGTTATGAAATAGGAGTACCATTAACTGGAGTTGGATCAACATCTGCAGTAGGTGCTATTGATCCTGCGGATGTAATGGGATTAACAGGAGTTTCAGTAACTGCTTCTATTGGTGATATTACTGTTACCGAAGAACAAATAGTTCAACCATCTGGATTAGGGTCGACTGTTTCTGTAGGCTCTATTTCATTAGACCAAATGACTGTTGGTTTAACAGCGCCATCTTCTTTAAATGCTTCTATAGGAGCAATAGCCCCTAATGATGTAATGGGATTAACAGGAGTTTCAGCAACTGTTTCAGTAGGTGAACTTTCACCTTTATATTACAGAGAATTAGTTTATAATACTAGTGGAAATTACACAGATAAAGATTATGATGACAGTGCTACATATACTGAGAAAACACATGCTGGATAAATAGGTTGACTTGTTTTTCAAAACATAATATTAATAACAATAATTAGGAGATTAAATAATGGCATCAACATATACACCTCTCGGCGTCGAATTAATGGCAACTGGTGAAAACGCCGGTACATGGGGAACAAAGACTAATACAAATTTAAATATCATAGAACAAATAGCAGGCGGTTATGCCGTACAAACTCTAAATGCTGCAGGCGGAGGAGCTAATACAACAGCTTTAGCTGTATCAGATGGCTCAACAGGAGCAACTTTAGCTACAAGAATAATTATTTTAGGCGCTGAATCTCCTCAAGCAATTACAGGAGCTAAAATTGTAACTTTTCCTAATGATGTTGAGAACTTTTACTTAATTAAAAATAGTACAAGTGGAGCCTATACAGTTCAGCTTAAAACAGCTACTGGATCAGGTGGTACAGTAACTTATTCCACTACAGATAAAGGATGGAAAATTATTTATATTGATGGTGCAGGAAGTAATCCTAGTGTTGTCGATACTGGTTTTTCAACTACAGCTGGAGATGTAACTCTTACAGGAACACAGACTTTAACAAACAAAACTTTAACTTCACCAGCTATTGGAACATCTATTTTAGATACTAATGGAAATGAATTAATAAAAATAACCGCGACAGGTTCAGCGGAAAACGAATTTACAGTAGCCGCGGGAGCTAGCGGAAATGGCCCAACTCTTTCATCTACAGGAAGTAGTGATAGTAATATTGATATTAATATCACCCCTGCAGGAACAGGAGATGTTGTTTTAGGAGCAGATACGGTTAAAGTTGGAGATGCGGCAGCAGCAGCAGTTTTAACTTCTAATGGCGCTGGAACTTTAACGGTTACAACGGGTGGAACTACTGACTTAGTTTTAAGTACAAATAGTGGTACAAACTCTGGAACATTTACAATTACAGACGCAGCTAACGGTGCTATGACTATGGCCCCTAATGGCTATGGAAAATTCACAATTGATGGATTAGGAGCAATTGAATCTGTTGCAGAAAAAGTTACTATAGATGCAACTGCAGCTACAGGAACTATAAACTATGATGCAACAACTCAAGCCGTTTGGTATTTTACATCAGACGCTTCAGGAGATTGGACAATTAATCTTAGAGGTGATGGTTCTAATACAATGAACACTATTATGGCAACGGGAGAATCTTTAACTCTTTGTCATCTAGTAACTATAGGTAGTTCTGAATACAGAAATACTGTTGTTCAAGTAGATGGAACTACATCAGGTGTTACAACAGAATGGCAAGGTGGAGCAGCCCCAAGTGAAGGAAATGCGAGTTCAGTTGATTCGTACGTGTATACTGTTATTAAAACAGGTGCATCAGCCTACACAGTGTTTGCTTCAATGACACAGTACGCATAATAGAAGGAGGAAAGAATAATATGCCTTTATTAGGAACAAGAGGAGCAGCATCCGCAAGAGGCTTCGGGAAAGATAATGGACCTTCAGCAAAATTTATAACAGCTTCAGGTGGAACAGAAACAACAGACGGCGATTACAGAATTCATACATTTACAGGACCAGGAACTTTTACTGTTTCAGCTGTCGGCAATGCTGACGGATCAGAAGCAGCTGACTATATAGTAGTAGCTGGTGGAGCCGGTGGCGCAGGTCGTCACGGTGGAGCTGGCGGAGCCGGAGGTTACAGAGAATCTCCAGGTACAACTAGTGGTTATACGGCTTCTCCTTTAGGAGCTAGCCCTGCAGCAGCAGTTACACTTTCAGCAAGTCCTGGATCTTATCCAATTAGCGTTGGAAACGGAGGTCCTTCTAGTGCTGGAAATGGATCAGGTTCTAGTGCTTTAAGTATAGACTCTGCCGGCGGAGGCGGAGGCGGATATTTTAATAACAGTCCAAAAGCTGGACAACCCGGAGGATCCGGTGGCGGATCTGGCGGAGGATTCGGCGGACAAACTGGAGGCGGAAGTGGAAACAGTCCACCCGTATCACCAGCACAAGGAACAAACGGCGGCGCAGGAGCAGGCTCTGACGGAGATGGATCCGGTGGAGGTGGCGGAGGCGCTATAGCAGCTGGACAACCAACACCAAATAATCGTACTGCAGGAACAGGCGGCGCAGGAGCAACAACAGGTATAACAGGTTCAAACACTTCTTATTCTGGTGGTGCCGGAGGTGGCTCAAATGGTCCAACATCCCCTGGAGGAACAGGCGGTGGTGGTTCTACTAATCAACCTGGCACAGCTAATACTGGCGGTGGCGGTGGAGGCGGAACATCTGGCCCTCACAATAGTACAGGTGGTTCTGGTGGTAGCGGAATTGTTAGAATAAGATATAAGTTTCAATAGTACTTATTAACTCGTAGAAAGATCTATATGTCACAGAAAGTGATACCTTTATTTGCATCACCTATATGTTTATTTGAATTAAATATATCTAAAGAACACCAAGATAAAATTGAATCTATTCTTCATAAGTTAGAATATGAACCTGCTGACAACCGAGAATGTTATCTGAGCAGGGATGTGTATTTATATAATAATAAAAATATATATAGTCCCCTCACTACATTAAAAACAAAAATATTAGACTCAATTAACTTATTCAATGAAGAAGTTATGAGTTATAAAAAAACAGAGTTTGAAATAACAACTTCATGGGCAACTAGGTGTAGTTTTAATGAAGAATCTGGAAGACACAAACATTGTAATAATATGTACTCAGCTGTCTATTATAATAAATGTCATGACAACTCTTCTAAAATAGAATTTCATAACAATAATTGGAGTAGTCATAATTATGATCTAGGGGTATCAGAATATAATCACTTTAACTCAAGCACGTGGTCTATAGAACCCAGAGATAAACTTTTAATTGTTTTTCCTTCTTCTATGTATCATAAGATATCTAAGAATTTAGGTCCAAAACCGAGATATTCTATAGCTTGTAATGCAAGACCTCTACCACCCTATGGTTATAGAGATAGTTATATAAAATAATACATTGACTTTAACGAACAAAATTTATAAATAGTATATATGGCAAGTTTCGCAAAAATCACTGAAGACAATGAAGTTCTACAAGTCCTAGCGGTTGACGACAAAGATGTGCTCAACGCTGAGAACGTAGAAGAGGAAGCAGTAGGTCAAGCATATCTAGAAACCCATAATAATTGGCCAGCACATTTATGGATTCAAACTTCTTACAACACACATCAGAATACACACGTACTGGGTGGTACTCCTTTTAGAGGAAACTACGCAGGTATAGGTTATACTTGGGACGCAGCTACTAATAATTTTTGGCCTGAACAACCTTATCCATCTTGGATAAAAAATACTACAGATGCTCGTTGGGATTCACCGCTCGGTGCAGAACCTACACTAACAGCAGAACAACTAAGTGATAGAGAAGCAAACACTCATGGATGGATGTGGACGTGGGATGAAACTGCTTATCAAAACGATAACACCACTGGTTGGACATTAGTCGACGAACTAGCTTAATTTTTTTTTTGATCTATATCAAAACGATAGCAACATCATCTGGATGTTGGTTGACGTCTTAGTGTATTTTTAGTATACACATTTTATAAAAGCATAAAGATGAATAAAGAAATATTATCAGAGACAGCTGTTTACAGTGGGGAAATAAAATTACCTGAAGGTGTTGAAATAAATTCAGAAACCTTACGTGCCGATGTTTTATCTTATACCTCTGAGCCTAACAATTTTCCATTTTCTAGAAGTGTGGATATATTAAATACATATATAAGAGATTTTTTTATGTTGAAACATCGTAGATTCCTTATAAAAAAAGATACGGTTGGTAGTATATATAAACCAAACGAACAATCTCTTCCAGTAATAGAAGTAGACCCAATGGATTTAAGAAATTCTGTGGATTATGTTTTGCTTTATGGAGTTAAGGTAGATAAAAATTCTTGCAATGTTGTGATAGAGTATGATGACAATAAATTCAAAAATAAATTTTTTGAGACAGGATTGAACACTAATCATTTTGTAATGTTTCCAGCTCATTTAGTTTATAGAATAACTCCTAATTTATCTAGTCAACAAAACTATATCTTAACTTTTACTTATGAATCTAAATAATTATTATTACTATTATAAGTCTGCCCTATCTTCTTATTTGTGTGATCGAATTATACAACTGGGTTTACAACAAACAAAACAACAAGCCTTAACCGGTGGCTTTGGCGACAGAGACCTAACGAAACAACCATTAAAAAAGAAAGAACTATCCACTTTAAAAAAGAAAAGGAACTCACATATAACTTGGTTAGAACACCCATGGATATATAGTGAACTGGGTCCTTATATACATGAAGCTAATGAAAAAGCAGGTTGGAATTTCCAATGGGATTGGAGCGAGCCGTGTCAATTTACAAAATATAAATTAAACCAACACTATGATTGGCATTGTGATAGTTGGACTGAGCCTTATAACACTCCCGATAATCTAGGCTTTCATGGTAAAATTAGAAAGCTATCTGTTGCTCTTTCATTATCTGATCCTAAAGATTATAAAGGTGGTGATTTTGAATTTGATTTTAGAAACAAGGATCCTGATAAAAAAAGACATGTTGTTAAATGTAAGGAATTAAAAACTAAGGGCAGTATTGTTATCTTCCCTAGTTTTGTGTGGCATAGAGTAAAGCCTGTAACAAAAGGAAAGAGATATTCTTTAGTTATGTGGAATCTAGGACATCCATTTAAATAGTATTATGAACAATCAAAATTATTTCCTTCAAAAAAATTTCATTAAATTTGAATATGAATTAGACTTTAATAAATTATTCGAAATTCTCTCTGTTAATAATTTTAAAAGTAATCTAATGTCTCATTGGATGCTTGACCATGTTCTTGAAAGCTGCTTTAAAATAAAAAATGTTGAGAAAGAAGAATTTTTCTATGATACTTATAACAAATTAAATAGTTCTTTAAACCCAGAAAACCTACCAAGTGATTTAGATATATTTTTTTCAATAATTAAAGGAGCAAGAGGTCCCGCTCATAAAGACATAGAATCAGTTAACATATTCGGAGTGTATGGTAGAACACTTTATTTTATTGATAATGAAGAAATAATTGTAGAGAAAGGAGATAGATTGTTTATAGGAAAAGGAGTTAAACATCGATCATTAGGTTTAACACCTAGAATAATTTTATCGTTTGGGGTACATGACTAAAAAAAGCTTTCAACAGATGAGATATATAGTAATTAGAAAAGCGGTTTCCTCTGACCTAGCGTGTTTTGTTTATAATTATTTTTTAATGAAAAGACAGGTGGCAGAAACAATGCGTAATACTCAATATATTCCACCATCAACAACAGATTGGGGAACATGGGAGGACTCTCAGGTGCCTAATACATATTCTCACTATGGGGATATAGCAATGGAAACACTATTATTAAAGGTACAACCAGTTATAGAGAAAAAAATTAAATTAAGGTTATCTCCAACTTATTCATATGCAAGAATTTATAAAAACGGAGATGTTCTTGCTAGACATAAAGATAGATTTAGTTGTGAGCTTTCAGCAACAATGAATTTAGGTGGGGACCATTGGCCAATTTATCTAAACCCTAATCCAAAAGGTGGACATGTATATGGTCCACTTAAAGGTGTACATGGTGTTCAAGATTATCAACCATCAAAGTCTAAAGGAGTTAAAGTAGATTTAAAACCAGGAGACATGTTAGTATATTCTGGGTGTGAACTAGAACATTGGCGAAAAGAATTTAAAGGAGATGAATGTGCCCAAGTTTTTTTACATTATAATATAGATGATTATTTGAGTAATACAGTTGTTAGAGGTAAAGCAGCTAATATATATGATACGAGAAAACATTTAGGACTACCAATAGCTTTTAAACATCGTGACGCGGAATAGCACTAAAGATTTTTTAAAGTTATTAAAAAATATAAAGTACCCACAACAGAAAGAAGGGTGGGATGTAGAAGGGATATTACATGGCTCAGCCAATCAATCATATAAATTTGACCTTAGACCAATTAAAAAATTTGAAGATAGTACAGAAGGAAAGATAGGATTCTTTGATACAAAAGCAGAAAAAATGGTATTTAGTTTTAAGAACAAATGGATTATTTTGGACATAGAAGAATTACATGAGTATATTCAAAAAAATAAGATTACCGATCTATTACTACAGAATTTAATAATAGATCTAACCTGGAATATAATTATAAATAAATGAAACAAGATACTTTTATATATCAATCAAAAGTTAGTACGAAAATATGTAAAGACATATTAAAATATTATCATGACAACCAAGACAAAGTTCTTGAAGGCATTGTGGGAATGGGAATTGATAAAGATGTAAAAGAATCTAAGGACATATCTATCCAACCGGACTTTAATGATTACCCCTTCAATGAATATAAAAATCAGTTACAGAAATGTATTGATAAGTATAGAAAAAAATATCCAGAACTAGATAGTTTATTACAGAGGTGGGCTATAACTGAAGCATACAATATTCAATGTTATAAGCCAGGTGGAGGATTTAAAAAGATACATTGTGAGAGAGGTTGTGTACATTCTTCCCCAAGAGTACTTGTGTTTATGACTTATTTAAATACCGTTAAAGATGCAGGAACATCTTGGCCTAAGCAAAAATTTACTTCTGATTGTGTTATAGGAAGCACTCTTATTTGGCCAACAGATTGGACCCATTCCCATGTAGGTATCATCAATAAGAAAAAAAAGAAATGTGTTATTACTGGATGGTACGGTTTCAATGGAGAAGGAAACTGTTGTCAATGACAATTAAAATAAAAAAGATTGAAAGCTATTATCTTATTACCAAGATAAAAGAGCATAAAGAGATTAAGAAGGAACTGCTATCTTTAATAGATAAAATGCCTCCATCTTCTTATGAGAATATTTCCAAGACTGATTGGAATATTCCTTCAGATTATAAAAGAGAATACTTAGATCTTTTCTATAAAATTATAACTCCTTACATGAGGGAAATACAGGAGCTGTTAAAAGAGAAATCCTGGGAAATCAAGAATACATGGTTTCAACAATACTATGAGAATGATTGTCATGAATGGCATAGGCATGCAAAAACAAATTTCGGTAATACTTTTTATTTAGAACTTCCAGATAATAGTATGACAACTACAATAAGGCCTTTATTAAATAGTAAACAAACATATAAGATAAAAGCGGAAGAAGGAGATTTACTTACTTTCCCTGCTTTCATGTCTCATACATCAGAAAAAATTAAGAGTAATTCACGAAAAACTATCATAGCTTTTAATAGCGATTTCATGTAAGCTAGATTTCTCACTTTCTTTATATTAATAACTAATATATAGTGAATCATATGCTGCAAAAAATAGCCTTTTTACCTGGATTTAATAAACAAGTAACCGCTACGGGTGCTGAGTCGCAATGGACTGGTGGGGAAAATGTCCGTTTTAGATATGGTACTCCTGAAAAAATAGGTGGTTGGTCTTCTTTGGGAGATAAGAAATTAACAGGACCTACTCGGGCTATTCATCAGATGGTTAATAATGGTGGTATTAAATACTCTCTGCTAGGAACTAATAGAATTCTATATGTTTATTCTGGAGGAGTTTTTTATGACATTCACCCTTTAGTTAATCCATCAGGTACAGCTCTTACGAACGCATTCAGCACAACAAATGGAGATCCGGAAGTAACAATTACATTTTCATCTACACACAATATTTTAGCTGGAGACATTATTTTATTTGGGGATACAACTACATTTACTGCTATTACAGGTTCTGATTTTGGTGCTTCAGATTTTTGTGATAAAAAATTTATGGTCACTAGTGTACCAACAGCCGCTACTCTTACTATTACAATGGATAGTAATGAAACTGGAGCAGGCGCAACTACTTCTGGAGGGATAACTTATTATCAATATTACCACGTAGGACCTGCGGATCAGGTTGGGGTTTATGGATGGGGTATTTCTCAGTTTGGTGGTAGCGTAACTAATCCACAAACTACTACTTTAAATGGAGCACTAGGTGCTGATGCATATGGAACCGGAAGTTCTGGAACCACGATTACTGTAGCTAGTACTACAGGATTTCCAGCTAGTGGAACAAATTATATAAAAGTTGATAATGAAGAAATATCTTACACAGGTCTCACTGCCACAAGCTTCACAGGAATTGTTAGAAATGTTAGAGGAACAACAAACGCTTCTCACAGTAATGGCGCCACTGTTACAGACTATAGTAATTATGCTGCATGGGGCCAAGCAGCAGCTACAACAGATAAAGTAGCAGAACCAGGACTTTGGTCTTTAGATAATTTAGGAAGTACAGCTCTTGCATTAATTTGTAATGGAGCAGTTTTTGAATGGGATGCAGATCCACTCAGAGCAGTAGAAACAAGAGCAACAATTGTTAGTGGTGCACCAACAGCGTCACGTGATATGTTAGTCTCTACTCCGGATCGTCACTTAGTTTTATTTGGAACAGAAACAACAATTGGAGATACGGATACACAAGACGATATGTTTATAAGGTTCTCGGACCAAGAAGATATTACTACCTGGGCACCAACAGCAACCAATAGTGCTGGTACACAAAGACTGGCCGCTGGATCACGGATCATGGGAGCTAAGCTTGGTAGAAATGCTCTTTATGTTTGGACCAACACATCTCTATTTACTATGAGATTTGTGGGAACTCCTTTTACTTTCGCCTATGAACAAGTAGGTACTAACTGTGGATTGATTGGTAAGAATGCAGCCGTTGAGGTTGATGGTGCTGCATACTGGATGTCTGATAATGGTTTCTTTAGATATACTGGTAACTTAGAATCAATGGACTGTTTAGTTGAGGATTATGTTTATGATGATTTAAATACAACATCTGGTCAATTAGTATATTGTGGAATTAATAACTTGTTTGGAGAAGTTATGTGGTTTTATCCAAAAGCAGATTCAAACGTAGTAAACAGATGTGTTATATATAGTTACTTAGACTCTACCTCTGAAAGACCAATTTGGTATACTAACGCAAGCTCTGTATTCCCACGAACTACGTGGGTAGACTCAGCTGTATTTGGTTTACCTCATGCGACTGCTTATGATGCAGGCGTTGATTCATCTTATGATGTGTACGGAAACACAGATGGAGTTTCATATTATTATCAACACGAAACAGGAGTTAATCAAGTTAAGATAGGAACTGTAAGCGCCATCGCAGCTAACATTACTTCAGGTGATTATGATATTACACAGAAAGTAATTAGAGGTGCAGCTACTTCACTAGCTGATTTAAGAGGGGATGGAGAATTTATGATGAGAGTAAGTAGGGTACTTCCTGATTTTATTGCTCAAGCTGGAAATACAATTGTTCAATTAGATTTAAGAAATTATCCTAATGATTCCGCAGCTAGTTCCTCATTAGGTCCTTTTACAATTACATCAAGTACGCAAAAAATTGATACTAGAGCTAGAGCTAGAGCTGTAGCATTAACTATATCTAATACAGCAATTGATGCGAATTGGAAATTAGGAACCTTTAGATTAGATATACATGCAGGAGGAAGAAGATAATGGCAAAAATAGTACAAGCATTAACAAGAGCTAGTAAAGAATATAGAGAAGATGTAGCACAATCTTTAGTAAGAGATTTAGATGCTGTGTTAGAGAAATTAAATAGTACTTTTCAAGAAGAATTAAAACAGGAGATAGAAGCTAGAGCTTTCTTTTTAGAATAATGGCAGTAGTAAACCAATATAAATTTGCAGGGCTAGACGCCAACACGGACAACACAGAAAAGAATCCTTTTGGATCTGGTAATCCTTTGGTAAGTGAAACCTATGTAATTAAATCTATTATAGTTAAATCTGCGAGCAACCCTACGCCTACAGTAACAAACGATGGTATTGTTGTTATACAATCAGCCGCATTAACAGCCGATACTAGCAAAGAATTATTAACCCAACCGTTAATAGTAGAGGGTGGAAAAACCCTTACAATTAAAGCAGGTAGTGCCGATGCCTTTACTTTTGGGGTAAGCTACCTAAACATTAAAAAAGAGGTAACAACATAATGAAAGTATTAGAACCCAAGGAAATAATAACAACAATATCTAATAAAAAAACAGGAGAAGTCTATAAAGACGAAGAAGCTTTAAAGGCTGCTAATATTCCAGAAGAAGATGTGAGACGGGATGTTAAGGTTATTATGCCTGCTCTTGATTTATTCGCAAAAACAAAGTAAACTAATCAACTCAGGAGATTTAATATGTTTGAAGAAAAAATGTCAGAAACCATTGAAGCCGGCGCACCTAGTATCAAGTATAATAGAGGTGATGTAAGAATGGGTCAAGGTCAAGAAGACCAAAGATCCATGCAAATAGCAGCTCAAATATGGGAACAAATGGAACCCCAACAAAAAGTACAGTTTGGAAACTTTGAGAAATTTTATCAAAGCGGAATCTGGAAAAAGATTTTACAACAAATACAAGTGGACCAACAAGGTGATCAACAAGGTATCGCTTCACAAATGCCTAGAGGCATGATGGAAGAACAAGTCAATATGAGTGAAAGAGTACCAGCAAGATTGGGTCGTTTTATGGACGAGTCAGTTACAATGGATGAACGAATTAAAGTCCCAAGTGGGATTGAAACAATTAAAGAAACAGACACCATGGAGATGGCAGGTGGTGGAGCAAGAGGATGGAAGGCACAAATGTTGGCGCAGCAACTTGTAGATGACAAATATCCAGGGCAAGATTTAGATTTTTATGATCTTCCCCAGGACGAACAATTTAAAATCTACAATATAGCGCTGGACATGATCGACTCTGGAGGAGAGTAACCGTGCCATTCAAATCAGAAGCACAAAGAAGATATCTATGGGCTAACGAACCGGAGATCGCAAGAGACTGGTCCGATACCTATGGAAGTAGAATTCAAAAAAGTAATGGTGGTATAACTAGTACTAAAACAGTTAAAGGCCAACCCCATTTATTAGCATACATTACACCAAACGAAGTTAACAAGTTAAAAGC